TATATCCTCTATTAACATCCCCTTGGTTATTTATTATCTAAGACCTAGATTAAATATAATGTTAGTTACGATACAATTAAAGAATATTTTTCAAGTACATCAAATTATTTCTACACATAAGAATTTTATTTTTTAATTAGAATTTAATCGTTATATTAGTTAGTATGGAATCGCATGACTACGTATTAGGACTTTTAGAATCTGTACTCGGTAAGGGTAAAAAAGATAGAAACACATTAGATTATGCGTTTAGTTGTCCTTTCTGCAATCACAAAAAGCCAAAATTAATTATTAATGTAAAGACTGGTAAATATAATTGTTGGACGTGTTTTCCTAAAACAAAAGGAAAAACTCCTGTATCTCTTTTTAATAAATTAGGTGTTGATTTGGAACGTTTAAAAGAGATGAAAAGTTATTTTAAGAACGATACAACTATTATCGACGAAGACAAAAGAGACAAAAGCGTATTTTTACCAAATGAATTTGAATCCATCACTGACAATGATGGATCGCTTGATTATCGTCGAGCCGTATCATACTTAAAAATGAGAGGTGTACAATCTCCAGATGTCCTTAAATACAATTTAGGATATTGCAAAACAGGAAGATATAGAAATAAAGTTATTGTTCCTTCTTATGATAAGACTGGTAAATTAAACTACTTTATTGCTAGATCCTATGAAAAGGATCCATTTTTAAAATATGATGCACCCGCTATAAATAAAACAGAAATTGTTGGCATGGAATATTTTATCAATTGGAATGTGCCAGTAATATTATGCGAAGGCGTATTTGATGCTATTGCCATAAAAAGAAACGCTATTCCTCTATTTGGTAAAACTATTCCAAAAGCATTAATGTTAAAATTGGTTGAGTCCCAAGTAAAAACTATATATCTAGCGCTAGATAAAGATGCGTTAAGAGAAGCCCTGCTATACTCCCAGACTCTTTTAGACCATGGCAAAGAAGTATACTTAATTGAATTGGAAGGTAAAGACCCAAGTGATCTGGGTTTCGAAAAAATGACACACTTACTACAACAAGCTAAACCTATAACATTCGCAGATCTTTTATTGAAAAGATTGCAATTTTAAATAATATGAAAAGTAATTACACATTTTTTGATCTTGAAAAATTAAACAAAATATACCACATTAGTGATATACACATTAGAAATTTTAAAAGACATGATGAATATTCTAGAGTTTTTGATAGATTAAACAAATACATAACTAATACTTTTACAGACGATAGTTTAATTTTGTTAACAGGAGATATTGTTCATTCTAAAACTGACGTAACTCCTGAATTAGTGAATATAGTTCAAGAATTTTTAAGAAAGTTATGTAATATTGGACCTGTTTTAATGATTCCTGGAAATCACGATGCGAATTTAAATAATTCTCACCGTATGGACGCACTTACTCCGATAGTAAAGGCATTAAACCATCCAAATTTAGTCTATTTAATAGACACGTGCGTAATTACTATAGCCGATATAATGTTTATTCATTGGTCTGTATTTGATAAACCAGAAAAATACATTAAACCAGATAAATTAAGGACTGAATACAAAATTTGTTTATATCATGGACCGGTAACTGGAGTTCAAATAAAAGAAAATGCTCAATTATTAGATCAATGCTTGAATATATCAGATTTTGATGGATTCGATTTCGGATTATTTGGAGATATTCACACTAGACAATTTTTAAACGAAGATAAAACAATAGGATATCCAGGATCTTTAATTCAACAAAATCATGGAGAAACAATTGGTAAAGGCATTTTAGTGTGGGATCTAAATAATAGAAGTGCTGAATACGTAGAAATAGAAAATGATACATCTTTTTATACAATTTATGTAGATAAAGGAAAGTACGATAAATTACCTTCTGATCTTTCTAAAAATCTTTATTTGAGAATAAGACATAAAAATACAAGTCAATCTACAATAAAAGATATAATTTCTGATGTTAAAGAAAAATATAACGTAATAGAAACTTCTATTCAAAAGATTAATGATCTTGTTGGAGAGTTTTTAACACATAAAATTCACTCTATTGATGTAAGAGATCTTCAATATCAAAATCAAGTATTATCGAATTATTTAGAAGATAATTTTCAAATAGATAAAGATTCTATACTAAGAATTTTAGAAATAAATTCTAACTTAAATAATGCTCTTTCTAAATCGGAAGTTCCTAGAAATTCAATGTGGATTCCTAAAAAGTTTGAATTTGATAACATGTTCTCTTATGGAAAAGGTAATCAAATAGATTTTTCAAATATGGAAGGAACATATGGTATTTTTGCTCCAAATGCTAGTGGAAAATCTACTTTATTGGATTCTATTACTTATTGTATTTTTGATAAATGTTCTAAAACATCAAAAGCTGCTCAAGTAATGAACAATCAATCTCATAATTTTCATTGCAAATTAGTTTTTGAATTACATGGTAAAGAATATACAATTGAAAGAAAAGGAATTAAACAAAAACAAGGTAATGTTAAAGTTAATGTGGATTTTTCTTGTAAAGATGGAGAAGAAATTACTTCTTTAAATGGAAAAGATCGTAGTGATACTAATGCTAATATTAGATCAATCATGGGTAACTATGAAGATTTTATATTAACTGCGTTGTCTGTTCAAAATAATAATACTGGATTTATTGATATGTCTCAAAGTGATCGTAAAGATTTATTATCACAATTTCTAGACATCAATATCTATGAAGAATTATATCAATTAGCTAATAATGAATCAAGAGATCTTTCTGTGTTACTTAAACAACATCAAAAAGAAGATTATCATGATTTATTGAAGAAAGCTAATTATGATATGGAAACTTTTGAAATTCAAATAGAAGAAAAGACAGAAGATAAGAATAATTTAGTATTTAAAATTCAACAAAAAGACAAAGAAATTCTTGAAAAAACAAAAGAATTAATTAAGTTGAATTCAAAAATTCAAAATATAGATAATCTTAATAGAAATAAAAAGGGTATAGAAGATGCTGTAACAAAATTACATCAAATGACTATCGATAGACAGAAAAAATTAGAAGAAATAGAATCTACTTTAAAAGAAAAAATTGATAATTTATCTAAATCAAATCGTGAACAAATAAATGAAGGATTAGAAGATTGGAAAACGAATAGAGAATTATTAACTAAAAAGAATTTAGAGCTAACAAAAGCTTCTACTAATTTATGGAATAGTCAAAAAAAGATGGAAAAACTTGCAGAATTAAAGTACGATGAAAATTGTTCTTTCTGTATGAATAATATTTTTGTTAAAGACGCTATAGAAACTAAAAAAAATATCGTAAATGAAGAATTAGTAGTTAATTTATTAGAAAATGAGGCAAAAGAATTAAAATTTAAAGTTGATGAATTAAAAGAATGGCAAGGAATTTCTAATTTTTATGATGATTTAGAAGCTGAAATTGGTAAATTTGAATTAGAAAAATCTAAATTAGAATTAGAAATAAATAAGATTTATGATAAAATTAGACAGGGAAATATTCAACTACAAACAGAAAAAGATCTTATAAAAGAATATTATGACCATTTAGAGTCTATTCAAAAAAATGAAGAAGTAAATAAAACGATATCTTCTTTACAAACTATAAAAAATGAGTATGAAGATTCTTTAACCTCAGTGAATAAGCAAATAACCAATCTCACTATTGAATATAAGCTAACTGAAAAAAATAGAGATTCTTATCAAAAATCCATAGATAATTTAAGAGATCTAGAACTAAAATTTAAAGATTACCAAATGTATTTAACCTCTACTCATAGAGATGGTATTCCGCACACCTTAATCGCAAGTATCATACCAAGTGTAGAAGAGGAAATTAATAACATTTTAAGTCAAATAGTTGATTTCCAAATTGTGTTACAAGCAGAAGACAAGTCCATTAACGCATATATAGCGTATTCTGAAGACAATTATTGGCCTTTAGAACTAACTTCTGGAATGGAAAAATTCATAGCTAGTTTGGCTATTAGAACTTCTTTAATTAATGTGTCATCGCTTCCAAAGCCTAATTTTTTAGCCATAGATGAAGGGTTTGGTGCGTTAGATTCTACTAATTTAAGCTCTATGATCATGCTATTTGACTACTTAAAGACACAATTTAAGTTTATAATGATCATATCCCATATTGATTCTATGCGAGATGTTGTAGATTCTCATATAGAGATCAATAAGATCAAAGGTAAATCTAAGATAGAACATATTTAGAGATATTTATTAAGAAACTTTAATGGAATTCAATGTCATAAAGACCGTTGTTGCCATATACCCAGGAAGATTTCAACCTTTTGGTAAGCACCATGCAGCGGCATTTAAATGGTTAGAGTCAAAATTTGGATCGGCAGATACATTTATAGCTACAACAGATAAAGTAGATCCTCCAAAGAGCCCATTGAATTTTCAAGATAAGAAAGCTATAATTTCTAAGTACGGATTTGGAAATCAGGTAGTTCAAGTAAAAAATCCTTATCAATCAGCAGAAATAACTTCTAAATATGATCCAAAAACTACTGCCGTAGTGTTTATGGTAGGAGAAAAGGACATGAAAGAAGATCCTAGATTCACTGTTGGAGTAAATAAATCAGGAAAAGATTCATATTTTAGAAAGTACGATGATGAAACTACTTTAAAACCATATACAGAACATGGATATTTAGTAGTGGCTCCTCATAAATCTTATGATATACCTGGGGTTGGAGAAATGAGTGGTACAAACATAAGAAAAGCTCTTTCTACTCCTACAACTACACAACAATACAAGAAAAATTTTGAAGGTATATTTGGATGGTGGGATGAAAAATTAGGAAAATTAATGAAACAAAAATTTTCTAGTCAACCTTTAAAAGAAACTTTTATACTAAGTTCTATTTTTAAAAATCTCTTAAAAGAATCAAATATAGAAGAAAAATTCGATTTAAAAGATAGAGTTTGGAAAGATTATAATCTAAGTTCTTTAGAAGATGAAGATATGAAAGTTATTTGGGATATGTACTCAAATACTTACGCAAAAAACGGTTTGGATTTTTCAGCATCAGACTACAATGAATTAAGAAGTAAGTATAAAGCAGTTTCTATAGAAGACGTGGATAACGATGGTATACCTGATGCATTTATAATATACAAACCAACTGAGTTTGGAAATAAAATAGCTTTACTTGGAACTAATGATAAAAAAGAAGCAAAAAAAGATTTATTAAAACAAGTATTTAGGTTATTAAAAACCCCAGGATGGTTTTTAGAAGCTTCCATGAAAATGGAAGATATTCTCTCAAAATCCGATGTACCAGTAATTACAAATCCAAAAATAATAAATTCTATAGCCGGAAATAAAGGATTAGAAATGATGGATGATGGATATTATAAAAGAAAATTATCCAAAGTAGATAAAACTATTATAAAAAGATTATATGGAAAACCAAAAGTTTCTAATTTAAATGAATCTTTGCTTAGATTGCTATTAAGAGAAGGAGGAGCTGGTGGTCATATGGCCCATCCATTCGATCTAGATAGAGTTAAAACCGGTAATGATTTATTATCAGTATTTGAACAAACTGCAAAATTCTTAACAAAAAATCCCGCACCAGTAAAAATAGACGGCGTAAATGCTTCAATAAGACTCGGTAATATAGATGGAAAAAGAGAATTCGTAATTGATAGAGGATCATCTAAAGAATTAGATGTAAAAGGAGTTACAAAAGCTGATCTTCCTGCAAGATTCGATATACCTGGACATGGAATGATTAAAGTAGGAGGCAAAGTGTTGGATATTTTCAATAAGTCTCTTCCATTAATAAAAGATGATTTAGCTAAATTAGGAATGATTAAAAATCCTAATATAATGCTTAATATAGAATATGTTGAAGGCAAGACAAATGTGCAAGATTATGGTAAAAACTTTTTAGCTATACATGGATTATTAGAAATAACTCAAAATCCAGGAAAAAAATCAAGATCAACTCATGAAATTCCATACTCTAAAGATGTTTTAGAATCCATGATCACTAAAATGCAGCCAGTGGCTAAAAAATATGGATTCGAAATACTATCTTCAATTCCTGCTAAATTAGAAAAAACTCCAAACTATGGATTAGCTCTTTCTAAAAATTATACTGTTAATATTGATGGAAAAAATAAGCAAACTAAATCTCTTAAACAGTGGTTAAGTGAAGCTAATAATACAAAAGGTCTTAAATTAAAATTAAAAGACGGTAAAACAGTAGACGCATTAAGTAAACAAGTATTTTTAGCTGTTAAAAAAGGAACACCTATAACTGATTTGATTGCGGATCCTAAAGACCAAAAAGTTGCTATAGATTCTTTTGTAATTTATGAAGCTACTATGGAATTGGGAGATTCATTACTAAAATCTATGAATTCTCCTTTAGGTCCGGTTGATAAACAAGAGGGCATAGTTGTAAGAGATAAAGCAATTGCGAACGAACCATTTAAAATAACTGGATCCTTTATAGTTAGAGGATTAGAAACATCATTTACAAGATAATGACTACTCAAGAAAGAATAAATTTAATAGAAGATTTTATAGATTTTGCATCTTATCATTTAAAGATAGAAAACCTTCCTAAAATAACTTTTATAGATGATAAAAGTTGGGTATTAGCTAGACACAGTTTTGGAGAATATACAGATGCTAAAAATTCAATAGTAATGTATATTGCAAATAGAAATTTAGCAGATTCTTTACGTACTTTAGGTCATGAATTAACACATCATAGACAAAATGAATTAGGATTATTATACGCTAAGTCAGGAGAAACTGGATCTGATGTAGAAGATGAAGCTAACATAGTGGCTGGAATATTAATGAGAGAATTTGGTAAGAAAAATGAACTAATATACGAAGGGGTTAAAAAAAATATCTTTGCTGAATTAATAAAATAAAGAATATGAAAGAAACAGTTTTGAAAAGAGAGTTTTCAAAGAAAGATGTGCAAAGAATGAGAAATATTATCACCAAAAAAATAGGTGATAAAACTCAAGTATTAGCTGGTTGGGAAAAAAAGACTCAAGATCATCAAGAGGGAGATATCTGGGAAGAAGATGGGCGCTCATGGACAATCTCTAATGGGTTAAAGCAAACAATTACAAAGCTTGATGGATTAAAGAGTTTGGCTATATTCCCTCTATGTTGTCCTAAGTGTCAAAAACCTATGAAAGCAGACGAATTGAACAAAAAAATGTACGGAATTCATAAAATATGCTTTGATTGTACCATAGACATGGAAGGAGAAATCAAAAGACAAGGAAAGTGGGAAGAGTATGTTAGTGAACAAAGAAACGCTAATAAAAATTCAGAATTAGATGATTTAGAAGTAGCTATTGAAGCTTGGTTAAATCAAAAAGATTCATTTGTATCAGAAGCAGGAGAGATAGAAAGTTGGTCACAAGGTAATAAAAGTAAAATGTATGAAGAAGTTAAACAATGGATAGAAGAACAAAAGAAAGTAAAATTATAACATATTTATAAATAAATCTCAAGAGATGCCTTCAAAATCAAAAGCTCAACAACGCCTAATGGGAATGGTACATGCCGCACAAAAAGGTGAAAAACCCGCAAGTCCTAAAGTCGCAAAGTTAGCAAAATCAATGACAAAAACATCAGCAACAGACTTTGCTTCTACAAAGCATAAAGGTCTTCCAAATAAAAAGAAAAAACCTAAATATGAAAATCATATAGGAGAAATTCATGCTGTTGTTCATCCTCATGAAGGTTGTACGGTAGCAGGAATGATTAAAGAAATTGATCCTTTAAAAGGATTAGCTCCTCATTCTATAATGGCAGAAGAAGTGCATAGTTTACATCCTAGCAGAGAACACGCACTTAAAACGGCTACAAAACTTCATGGTGAACATCTTAAAAAATTAGAAGAGGTAGAAAAAAAGAAAGATCATGTTGCTAAAAAAATCACTCATACTATTGATTCTTTAGAAAAGAAAAGAAAAGATCATGTAGATTTAGCAAAAGAAGATCCTAAAAATGCTAGATCTCACAAAGAACATATTGCTCATTTAGCTCATCAAATAGATGATTTAATGGATAAACTTGAAAGAGTAGAAAGATCAAAAAAACATAAAAAAGAAGAAAAAAAGAAATAATGATTGAAACTAATCATTTTTGTCCTCAATGTTTATATGAATATATCAAAAAACATTGGAATTCTTTACAAGAAGCAAAGTATCATGGTAAAACTGTTACTTTAGGAAAACCATTTCTTACTCCTGATGGTCCTAAAAAAAGATCTGTCTATGTTAAAAATGCAAAAGGAAATGTGGTTAAAGTTAATTTTGGTCAAAAAGGTGTAGCAATAAAAAAACATTTACCGAAACATAGAAAATCTTATAGAGCACGTCACCACTGCGAAAATCCAGGGCCTAGAGATCGTGCTAATTATTGGAGCTGTAGAGCATGGTAATATCACAATATTTATATTAATAAAATAAACATGAAAACTAGTACTAAATTAAAATTAGCCCTCCTTAAAGAATTTGGTCATCAACCTGGTGAAATAGAAGATACTATTGTAGCTAAATTTCCTAAAAGAAAAGAAGATTCTGTTCATATTGGAATGAAAGATTATGATCCTCATAGAGAAGAACAAGAATACGGAATGTGCCAAGAATGTGGAGTTCCTGCAATGTATGAAGGAAAGTGTCAAGAGTGTGGATATATAGAAGAAGGTGAAGATACCGTTTTTATGGTTAAAAAAACATTAGAACATATTTTAGATAATGTAAATGAATTATTAGAAAAAGTTCATAGCGGGGAAGAAATCCCAGCATGGATAGTAGATCATATTACTAAATCTGGTACATTTTTAGATGAAGCCGCAGATGGATTTTATTTAGATAATAATGAGCCAGAAGAAGAACCTGAACATACTGATGATATGAGTTTAGATAATATTTTTGAAAATATTAAAAGAAAGAGAAAGAAAAAATTTAAAAACAGTTATACTAAAAATAAATAATTATGGTAGCAAATAGTAATTGCATTAATTTAATTAAGTCTTTTGAAGGTCTTTATTTAAATGCATATCATGATCTAATAGATCCTCCTGGAGTAGATACTATAGGATATGGTACTATACAATATCCTCCAACTTATTTAGGAGGTAAGCATGTAAAAGTAGGAGATCCTAAAATTACAGAAGATCAAGCAATTGAATTTCTTATGTGGGAAGTAAATGTAAAAACTTCTCATTTACCAAACATAGTTCATGCTAATTTAACTCCCAATCAATGGGGAGCTATAATTAGTTTTGAGTATAATTTAGGAGAAGGCGCCTTAGAAAGTTCAACGCTTTTAAAAGAAATTAACTCTAATCCAAATAATCCTGATATTAGAAATCAATTTTTAAGATGGGATAGAGCGTCTGGTGAAGAAGTTGCAGGACTAGAAAGAAGAAGAATAGCAGAGGCTGATTTATATTTTACAGAATAATTGTTAGTTTAACACCATGATGATAGATAATAATAACATATTAAAAATATTATTGGAAGCAGACGCAGATCCAAATGATCCTGAAAAGCAACCAAATGAAAAACCTAAAAAACCTGAAGGATTTGAAGAGGATCCTATGGGATTTATTATACGTAAATATCATGGGTTAAGAGAGACATTAGTTGAATTAATGAGCAACGACTTTAAACAGTATTTGACAGCAATTTTTGTTATTGCTCCAAAACCAACTACATTTAAAATTGTATTACATAATGGTCAATTTTTCTTTATAAAATATATGGGGAAAAATATATATGAAGCAAATATAGCAGGAAAAAGATACTATTTAAATAATATAGGTATAAAAGAAAGAGCTATGGAAGCTATAGCTAGACTTCTTAAGTTTGGAAATCCTTTAAAAAGCAAAGGCCCAGAAGGAGCAGAACAAGGAACTCGTCCAGAAACTGGAGGAGGATCTACTGGAGGCGGCGGTGGATTTGGAGGTGGTGCAGAAACTACAGAAACTGGAGGTGAGGAAGGCACAGAAACCACTGAAACAGGAGAAGAAACAGCTCCAGAAAGTGAAGAATCGTTAAAAGAATCAGCATTGAAAATCAATATGTTAAAAAATTTATTATTGATAACCAATGAAGAATTTTCTGTGAATGATCAAGAAATGATTAAGGTATTGGTAAAAGAAGTAAATTTACCTTCTAAACCAAAAACAAATCAAATGAAAAAGAACACAGAAAAAACAGTAACCCTTTACAAAGCTATTCAAAAAGCAATCTCTGATGCCGGATTTAAAGTATCAACAGAAAATAAGGGTAATAGAGGCCCAGTATTAAGAACTGATTTTAAAACATCAAGCGATACGCAATCTGTAATTGAAAAAACTTTAAGTAAATTATTACCTAAAGGAACTTTTAAAATAACTGAATTTCAAAAAAATCAAGGTGAGTCTAAATCAGGTACTTATCCTACATATAAAATTGAATTAATAAAAGATGCCGATAACTATAAGAAGGGAGAGTCTGTATTTGTGATTAGTACTATGAAAGAAGGCGCTAGTACAAAAGGTAAAGCTTTAACTCCAAATAAATTAGGTCTTACTTCTAAGTCATTTAAACGAGCTTCTACATTAGCTGCTACAATTAAAAATAATATACCATCAGTTACAAGTAATCCAAAATTAGTAGAACTTTTAGATAGTTTAGTAGATGATGTATTAGCAAAATCACCAAAAGGTAGATTTAGAGATGTATCAGAAATTACAAAATATAATGAACCTATTCAATTAAGTGAAAGAACTAAAAAAGCTATTTCGCAAGTCAGTTCACAAGACTTAGGAATGATTGGTTCTGATTTTGGAGAATGTTTAGGAGCAATAGTATTATTAAATAGCGTGAAAGATCCAGGAACGGGGTTAAGCTTTCCTGCGGATGAAGCAAATCCTTTAGCAGATTTTATATTAGACGGATATAATGTATCTTCTAAATACAATAAAGGCGCCGCAGCAACTATAACTGATACTATAAAAAATCTTAAAAAAGATCAATTAACGACACTAGGGCAAAAAAAATTATACAAAATATTTCAAACTATTTTCTATAATGATGCAATTCAAGGACCTATTGAAGTTGCAAAAATGCTAAATTTAGATGGTCTTGAAAAATTATCACAGATAGTAAAAATACCTGCTCAAGATATTGATCGTGATAATTTAAATATTTATGTGCAAAAATTATTAAAATCAGCCACTACTGATCAACAAAAAGAAGATATTATAAAAAAGAAGTTTGGATCTTTCTTTAAATTAATACAAAAATCTCCAAACTTTCCTTTAAAATGGAGAGATTTGTCTCCTAAAAAATATTTTGGAATCTTAACTGCTCCATTAGCTAATTATGTAGCTGCTTATTTAAATAGTGATAAAGTTTATAAAAAAGCTTTAACTGATATAATGAGTAAATCTGAAGTTAAACAATTGTATTTAACAATGAATGTTAAACAAAATACAGCTAATTTTAACTTAAAGAGTTTTTCTAGTTCTCAATTTGAATTTGATTCAGCATTATCAGCATATAATCCAGGAGTTAAAAAATTAGCTTTCAGAATTCTTTAATACATAAAAGATAAATTATACCCGGTCGTAAGACCGGGTTATATTTGTTTAAACAAGTTATAATGTCAAATATACCGCAATATAGAATCATCACAACTACAGATGGTAATACTATACATTTAGTAGAAATTCCTGGAGAAACTGCTAAGCCACATTCAATAGATGGTCCTGCATGGATTTACGCTGATGGTAAAAAAGAATATTACATTTATGGATTAAAACATTCTCAATTATCTTGGGAAAAGTCTGTATCTTTTTATAAGACTAAAAGATCTTCTATAGACGAATCAAATTAATTACATATTTATAATAAATAGTTTTTATGAAACAAACAATCATTGTATCTGTCTTATCAGTCATTATAGTTGCGTTTTTGGTTTATTATTTTAAGCCAGAAAAGAAATTTGATACTAAACCATATATAGTAAAAATTGATTCTTTACAAGATAAAATTACTTTTTTTAGCCTTAAAAATGATTCTTTACAAAATAGAATATTTCTTTTAGAAGACTGGAATGATCAACTTCAAGGTGAATCTACTGATCTTAAAAGAGCAATTTTTAATTTAAAACATGATAGTTCAAGAATTAAAATTATTAAGATATATACTCCAATGGAAGCCGATAGTTTCTTCTTAAACAGATACGGACAACTTTATAATGTTTTTACAAAAGACACAACAAGATTGCCCTTACCAGTATCCAAAGCAGCAATAGTGGATTTATTAGAATATGATAAAACTAAAAGCATATTATTTAAAACAGATAGTTTAGTAGCTGTGCAAACAGATATTATTACAAATAAAGAAGAAGTCATTAGTGTTCTTAATAAAAAAGAATCAGATGATCAAGCTATTATTGATTTGCATCTAAAACAAATAGATACATACAAACAAGAAGTTGGAGGTCTACAAATAAGTCTTAAAAAAGCAAATAGATCAATTAGAAATCAAAAAATTAAAACAATAGTTTTAGGAATTGCTGCAGGAGCAGTATTGATTGCTACTCATAAATAATATGGCTGCTGAAGGAATAAACATACAAGATAGAATTAAAGAAGAGTATTTAAAATTAATGTCTAATAACATTAATGAACAACTTTTAGATGATTATATAAAAATTATTTATTATTCTAATATAATAAAAGTATGCGCTAAAAAAATTAATAAAACAGGAGGACTATATTTTAAATATGCAAATTAAGAATGATAATATAGATATAAAAGAACGTATAAAAGATGAATACTTGAAATGCGCTACAGACCCAGTGTATTTCATGAAGAAATTTTATATGATTCAACATCCTCAAAGAGGTCGACAAATGTTCGATCTCTATCCTTTTCAAGAACAAGTACTGAAATTATTTCAAAAACATTCTGATTCGATTATTAATAAGTCAAGACAATTAGGAATATCTACACTAGTTTCTGCTTATTCTTTATGGTTAATGATGTTTCAAAGGGATAAAAACGTTCTTGTAATTGCGACTAAGCAGGAAACTGCAAAAAACATGGTAACTAAAGTAAGATTTGCTTACAATAATTTACCTGATTGGATGAAAAAAATAGCCAAATCAACTTCAAATAATCAATTAAGTCTTAGTTTAAGCAATGGTTCTCAAATTAAAGCAGTATCTGCAGCGGGTGACGCTGGTCGTTCTGAAGCTGTATCATTACTAGTAATAGATGAGGCTGCATTCATTGATAATATCGAAACAATTTACACAGCTGCTAAGATGACTTTGGCTACTGGAGGAGGGTGTATAGCTTTATCGACTCCAAATGGTGTTGGTAACTGGTTTCATGCAACATACTCAAAAGCACAAAAACAAGAAAACGCATTTTTACCTATATCTTTACCTTGGACAGTACATCCTGAAAGAGACATTGAGTGGAGAAAGCAACAAGATATCGATTTAGGCGTAAGAAACGCAGCACAAGAGTGTGATTGCATCGCTGGAGATTCTGAAATATGTGTTTTAGATGAATTGACTAAAGAGATAAAAATTATATCTTTACATGATCTATATTCAGACATACATTCTAAAAATTTTATAGAATAAAGATATGATAGAACTCGTAAAAAATAGTAAATACAAAGTACTAACGCCATCAGGATTTCAATCTTTCTCTGCTATAAGGGCATTAAAAAAAGACGCGTACTATAATATTGTATTTTCTAACGGAAAAAGTATTAAGTGTTCTACTAATCATAAGTTTATTAGAGATGGAATTGAAGTTTTTGTGTATGATTTAGAGATTGGATCTTTTTTAGATGGCAAAAATAATAGCAAAGTAGTTGTTTTAAGCAAAACTTTAGAAAGCGGGGAAATATTTTTGTATGATCTAGTAAATGTGAATAATGAAAGCATTTTTTATTCAAATGATATAGTTTCCCATAATTGCGACTTCGCAACATCAGGTAATACAGTAATTGAACCAGAAATTTTAAATTGGTATTCAGAGAACATGATTAAAGAACCAATTGATATTGGGGTGTTAGATAGAGCTCTCTGGGTGTGGGAAGTTCCTGATCCTATGAAATACTATATGGTTGTAGCAGACGTCGCCAGAGGAGACGGGATGGATTATTCTGCGTATCATGTAATTGATGTAGATACTTTAACGCAAGTAGCAGAATACAAAGCTCAAATAGATACTAGATATTTTGCAAATGAATTAATATCTATAGCCACAAAATATAATCGTGCATTATTAGTGATAGAAAACGCTAATATAGGATGGGATGTAATTCAATCTGTATTAGAAAGTGGATATACTAACATGCACTACAGTCACAGAGCTGACAATAGCGCTGATTTTCAAACATATCTCTCAGTCCATAATGGAAATCATACATTAGTACCAGGATTTACAATGGCGACTAAAATTAGATTAAACGTTATTGAAAAAATGAGAGACTATATAGAAAATAAACATGTAACAATTAGATCAATAAGATTATTAGATGAATTAAGAGTGTTTATTTGGAAAAATGGTAAGCAACAAGCCATGCAAGGATATAATGATGATCTAGTAATGGCATTTGCGATTGCAATGTTTTTAAGAGAGACATCAGTACGATACAAAAAAACAGCTGATAGTTTAACTATTGCTGCAATAACTAATGTTGGTAAAAGTTCTGCTGATTTAGGATTTTATGCAGCAAATAATTATAATGCTCAAAATCCTTGGAGTATGAAAATATCAGCACCAGGAGGAGATTATCAACAAGATTTAACTTGGCTTATATAACTAAATAATTATGGCACAACCTGAAATAAAAAAAGACAATTTATTTGCATCACTTAGAAGACTTTTTTCTACTGATGTAATTATTAGAAATACTGGTACTAAAGGAGGAACTGGGATTACTGTAATGGATCCTGATAACATTCAAGCAAATGGTGTTATACAAACCAATTCTTTAATTGATCGTTTTCATAAAGTTTATACAACTTCTACTGCTTACGGAGTCAATTTAAATTTAGCACAAAATTATCAATCAGCCCGTGTACAAATATACGCTGATTATGATTCAATGGATACAGATGCAATCATATCTTCAGCATTAGATATTATAGCTGATGAGTGTACGTTAAAAGATGAAAATGGAATTTTATTACAGATTAGATCTGCTGATGAAAATATTCAAAATATACTAGAACAATTATTTTATTCTATACTTAATATAGAATTTAATCTTTGGGGGTGGGTAAGAAATTTTTGTAAATATGGAGATTTTTATTTAAAATTAGAAATATCTGAAAAATTTGGAATTTATAATGTAATTCCTTTTTCTGCTTATAATATTGTTAGACAAGAAGGTTTTAATCCACATAATCCAAATGAAGTAAGATTTAAATTTGATCCTAATGCTGCACTAGGATCTACTACGGGTTATTCATCAGCATATAATAATCAAGACGTTGGAGTTTGGTTCGATAATTATGAAATGGCTCACTTTAGATTTACTGGAGATGTGAATTATTTACCATATGGAAAATCTTATTTAGAAAACGCAAGAAAATTATTTAAGCAATATACTCTTATAGAAGACGCAATGCTTATTCATAGGATTGTAAGAGCACCTGATAAAAGAGCATATTATGTTAATGTGGGAGCTATCCCACCTGCTGAGGTTGAAAACTATATGCAAAGAATGATGAACAAGATGAAAAAAACTCCTCTTGTTGATCCTAATACTGGCGATTATAACATGAAGTACAATGTACAAAACATGTTAGAAGATTATTTTGTTCCAAGAAGAGGAAATGAAGATTCTACTAAAATAGAAACAATACCTGGATTAACTTATAATGGTATTGAAGACGTACAATACTTTAGAGAAAAAGTGTTTGCTGCTCTTAAAATACCTAAAGCTTTCATGGGATATGAAAAAGATCTAACTGGTAAAGCCACTTTAGCAGCAGAAGATATTCGTTTTGCAAGAACAATAGAAAGAATTCAAAGAATAATTGTATCAGAACTTAAAAAAATCGCATTAGTTCATTTATATGCAAATGGTTATACAGATGAATCAGTAGCTAATTTTCAGTTAAGTTTAACTGGACCTTCTATCATATATGATCAAGAAAGGGTTGCGATGTTGAAGGAAAAAGTTGATTTAATGAATCAAGCTATGGAAGCTAAGAGTTTACCAAGGGATTACATGTGGAAAAATATCCTAAAAGTGTCAGAAGATGAATTTGCAGAAATGGAAGATATGATTATTGAAGATCAAAAAAGAGTATTTAGATATAATCAAATTCAAGAAGAGGGAAATGATCCAGCAGAAACCGGTCAAGCATTTGGAACTCCACATCAATTAGCAAGTTTATATGGCGGTAAAGGAGATGGTAATTTAGATGTTCCATCAGGATACGATGAAAATGATCCAAATAGACCTACTAAAATATCTGGAAGACCTCAAAAATATAAATCTACTTATAAAACAGATGATTCTCCATTTGGAAGAGATAGACTTGGATCTTATGATTTAAAAGCTAATGCAGAGACTGGAGAAGATAGTTTTAAACCAAAATTTAAGGGTGGTCCTTTAAATTTAGAAAGTAGGGATACTATGAATTTATATTTACAACATAGAAGTTCTTTACAAAAAATGTTTCCAAGTAGAAAGACAACTTTATTTGAATCTAGTACATTAGATGAAGATAATATACTAGAAGACTGATAAAAATAATAGCATATTTATTGGTAGCCGATTTACACACATTATGCCCGTAAAACATAGCAAATACCGTAATACTGGAATTCTTTTTGAATTACTAGTTAGACAGACAACAGCTGATCTTTTAGAAAATAAAGATTCTAAAGCAGTTAAAATACTCAAAAAATACTTTACCAATACAGATCTTGGTAAAGAATATAATTTGTATAATACTCTAGCAACTAGTAAAAAATTGAATGAATCTAAAGCAGAAGTGTTAATATCCACTGTAATAGATCAACATAAAAAAATTGATTATCAGTCTTTAAATAGATTAAAATACAATTTAATTAAAGAAATTAAAAAACATTATGATTTAAATGATTTCTTTAAAGCAAAAGTAGATCATTATAAATTTTATGCATCTGCCTATACAATATTTGAATCTAATCATAGTGAACAATCTGATACAAAACAAATTATTGCTAATAAAATTAATCTTTTAGAAAGGATTAGCAAAGATAACATAAAAGATAAAAAAGTTCCTTCTTCTTTAGTGGATGAATTAATGAAAGAAGACAAAGAAATTAGATTAATGACCTATAAAATATTGGTAGAAAAATTTAATCAAAAATATGGAACTCTTTCAACAAAACAAAAAGCAGTTTTAAAAGAATATATAGAGAGCATTTCAGATACTCAAACTTTAAAAGAATCTTTAAATAAAAGATTAACCTCAATAAAAAAAGAATTGGTATCTCTCTCAAATAAAGTAGAAAGTCCGGTAGTAAAAATAAAACTTACAGAAGTAATTAAATTAATTACTCCAATAAAAGAAAATATCGGAGTAAAAGATGAAACTATCGCAGGAATTTTACAGTACTACGATTTAATTGATGAACTAAAATCAATTAACTAAATGAAAAAAAAATCCCCAGAAAAAACATTTTCAGTTCAATTTGCTACTCAAAAACTTAGAGAGGAAGAGTTAGAAGAAGATTTGGGTGGATCTACTACATCAGCAAGTCAAGCATATTTACCTGGATTAGATGTTCCAAAAAAGAAATACGCTGGACCTTATCAAAAGAAAATTAAAAAAGAATCTAAAGATATTACAGGTTGGAAAAATGCTCCTAAAATTCCAAATAGATCAACTAAAGGTGGATTTATTTATAAAGATCTATGGAAAGAAGGATCATTAAATGAATCTTATTCTAGTTTTAAAAAACAAACAAAGACAAGAAATGAATCTCAACAATTTCATGAAGCTATTAAGTTAGTTAGAAAGAAAATAGATGAGGTTAATAAAATATTAGAGTATTCAAAAAGACTCAAAGAAGAATTTCCTTATCAAAATTCTGGTATGCATGAAGCAAAAAGTCATACTAAAAAAACGATAGAAAAATTAAAAACAAAAATTGCGGAAGCGTATAAACAAATTAAAAAATTAAGTTAATGGCAATCTCAGATGGCACAAAAAAAAGTTTCGGAAAGAAAAAAATAGGTAAAGCAAAAAAATCTTTCAACAAACATTCTCCTAGACCAAAAGCCTATAAAGGTCAAGGAAGATAACTGAATATTTATTGAATATGACAACCATAGATCTATACAAACAATTAAAAGAGGGTAAAATAACTGAATCTAAGTTCTTATACGAAGTACGTAGAGATATTAATTTACCTTTTATCACTAATTTAATGTCTTTTAAAGATACTGAACAAGTTCTTAAAAACAAAGGTATTATTAAAGAGTGGTCAAAAGAAAATCAAGAAATTACTGCTACTATAGATCGATTAAATCCTTATAGATTTAAAAGAGCAATGGAATTTGAACTAAATAAATGGGGTGATAAGCCATTTGATGAGTCTATTTATATTAAACTTAGATCTAAAGTGGCTAAAAAAATGGCTTCTGATCCAATGGCATATAGAGAAACCGAGTTTATGAATTCAAAACAGATCGAGAAAGAAGATGAATCACTTAAAATGGTACCTCTTAAAAAAGAAAATACTCGTGATGATAAGAATCAGATGAGAAAGATTAAAGGGCAAGAAACTCATAAAGCTCAACATGCTCCTAAAACTGAAAATAAAAAAGGAAAACCAAAAGGCGTTAAAGAATTAACTTATCATGCCAAAAAAGCAAAAGGTATTGCTGAAGTAATGCCAGAAACTAAAAAAGAAAAGATAGTTGAAAGCTTATTTGGTGGCATTTTTAAAAAAAAAGTTAAGTTAAACGAGGACACTCATCATAAATTTGGAATAGGTCAATTAGTACCTTTACCAGATACAGATAGAAAAGCTTTTGGTTGTGAATCTGGCACAATAAAAGATATTAAAGGCGGCACTTTACATTTAGAATTAGAGGTCACAGATGAACAAGGACAGCCTATAGAAATTACAAGACAAGTAAATGTAATAGAACATCAACTTGGAGGAAGAGATGAAGTTCAAAAAGATATAATTACAGAACCAGTAAAAAATAGTGAAGGTAATAGTTTTACAACTGGCCAAGAAGTATTAGATGATAGAGGTAAAAAAGTAACTATCGGAGGATTCAAAAAGGATCAATATGGAAAAGTTCAAGCATTAATAAAATCTTCTGAAGGTGGAATGTTTTATTCTGGAATTAGTCTAGATGGATTATCTCCAATAAAAAGCAAAGAAACTCCTGAGAATGATAAAGAGTATAGAGATAGAGTTTTTGGTAAACTTCCTAATGTTGGTGCAACATCTATTAGAAAGGAAGATAAAATGAAAGAAGTTTTTAAGAAATTAAAAGAAATTTCTAAAAATAATAATTTAAAAGAGGGTAAGAAAAAAATTAAAAAAGAATCCGAAGATGTTGTACAAGCAGATGATAGAGAATCTGGAAACCCAGTGACTTTAGCGACTGTTCCATCAGGCCAAGGAGAAAAAGCATTAGAAAAATATAAAAAATCAGGTGCTAATTCAGCTAAAGTAATTTCAGTAAATTAATTATGAAACAACTATTAATAGAGCATTCATTATTTCTTCCTATATCTAATTTATCAGAAGGAAGAAAAAATATACATGGCAACATGGTAGTTGTTGGTCAAGTACAGGCTAGCGATAAACCAAACGCGAATAAAAGAATTTATCCGTACGAAATATTAGAAAAACAGGTAGAAAAATATATCGCTGGTCCAATTACTGAAAATAGAGCTCTAGGAGAATTAGATCATCCAGATACTTCTGTAATTAATTTAAAAAACGTTAGTCACAATATATTAGAACTTTGGTGGCAAGGAAAAGATCTTTACGGTAAAATAGAAATATTACCAACTCCATCTGGGAATATATTAAGACAACTATTTGAAAATAATATAACTGTTGGGATCTCATCTAGAGCTATGGGATCAGTTTCTCCAATTGGAGAAGGTATTGTTAAAGTTGAAGACGATCTTGACCTAATATGCTGGGACTTTGTTTCTACACCTTCAACTTATGGAGCTTACATGAAACCAGTAAATAATCGAGGTTTACAAGAGTCTTACGATAGAAACATAAAACTAGAAGACAAATATAGTCGAGCAAATAGAATGATCTCTGATATCATATGTTCTGTTAGCGGTATTTGTTGCATAAATTAAATATTTTTTTAGTAAACTTACGTTTTACAAAAAAAGTCTATATTTATTCGTATATGCGTTACCACAAATCTACAATGTAACGCTACTCGTATAAAATACACATATTGCTTCAATCTCAATAAGCAATCGGAATCAAACAAACAATTATTAAAATGCAAGAAAACTTGTACACACAGGCAATCGCTGATGCAAAAGCATTAAGAGCTGGCGCTATCGCTAACGCAAAGGCAACATTGCAAGAACAATTTTCTTCTCAAGTAGAAGAGGCTGTTAAAAAATCAATGCGTGAAGATCTTGAAGAAGATTTGGAAGAAGATTTAGAAGAAGAAAAAACTCCTGGAGCTTATGGTCCTGGAAAAGAAAAAACTTATTCTCAACATCCAAAATTTCCTAAAGGTTACAAAAAAACTGCCATCGAAGACGATTTACACGAAGATCTTGAAGAAGATTTAGAAGAAAACGAAGAAATGGAAGAATCTCACAAAATGGAAGAGCGTAAACATCGTAAAAAAATGGAAGAGCGCAAAAAGAAAATGGAAGAAAAGCGTCATCACATGGAAGAAGATCTTGAAGAAGACTTAGAAGAAGATCTTGAAGAAGATTTAGATGAATCATCTCTTGAAGAAATCTTAGGAGAACTTGAAGAAATGGATGAAGACTTAGAAGAAAATGATGGTCTTGAAGAAGACGAAGAAGAAGAAGGTTACATGCATGAAGATGATGAAGAAGAAGGCGAAGAAGAAGGTGGAGAAGATGAATTCGGTGACGAAGAATCTGAAGAAGGTGAAGACGATGAAGAAATCGTTCTAACTTTTGGCCAACTTAAACAAGCTTTAGCTCCATTTATCGGAGGCGAAGAAGGTGGAGAAGAAAGTGAATATGGTGATGAAGAAGGCGAAGAAAACGATGCTGATCTTGACGAAATTCTTGGAGAAGAAGATCTTGAAGAAGAATTAGAAGAAAGAAAGCATAAAGTTGAAGAGCGTAAACATCAACATAAAGTTGAAGAAAGAAGAAAAATGGAAGAAAGAAAGCACAAAAAAGAAATCGAAGAAGCTAAAAAAGCTATCGAAGAACTTAGAGGCTCATTACATGAAGTTAATCTTTTAAATGCTAAACTTCTTTACATGAACAAAATATTCAAAGCTAAATCTTTGAATGAATCACAAAAGAAAAGAGTTGTTAGTGCTTTTGATAGAGCATCAAATGTTAAAGAAGTTAAAAATATCTTTGCTACATTAAATGAATCTATCTCTGCTCCTAAAAAACAACTTAGAGAAAGCTATAACGGTTTTGCATCTAAACCAGCTGGATACGCACCAAAACAGAATATTACTGACGCAGATCCATTTGTTACAAGAATGCAACAGTTGGCGGGAATTAAAAAATACTAAAATAAAAAATTAAATTACAATTATGGCAAACTTAGTACAATCATTACTAAATGAGTCTGCTCAAAATGCTGCTCAAGCTACCTTTACGGTTGCTCAGAGATTAGCTAAAAAATGGGGCAAGTCAGGTCTTTTAGAAGGTCTGCAAGACTACGATCGCAATAACATGGCGATGATCCTTGAGAATCAAGCGAAACAATTAATCGTTGAAACTTCTCAAACAAACGGTAACGTTTCTCAAGCAAACGGTGCTACTTTTACACCAGGTACTGGTGAACAATGGGCTGGAGTTGCTTTACCATTGGTAAGAAAAATCTTTGGACAAATTGCTGCGAAGGAATTCGTTTCAGTTCAACCAATGAACTTACCTGCTGGTTTAGTATTCTTCTTAGACTTCCAATACGGAGGTGCTAATGGAACTGCTTCTCCTTTTGGATATAACGGTTCTTTATATGGTGCTAATACAGCTAACTTCGGTAATGCTGCTTCTGGTGCTTTATATGGTGCAGGTACATTTAACTATTCATTGAACCCTTTTAGTGCATCTATTAGTGCTTCTGCGATTGCATCTGCTTCTGCAGTGCCTTTCTCAGCTATTAACTTTGATGCTAACTATAGTGCTTCTTTGGCTGCTGGTCAAATTTTCACTGTTACTGTTAATAACGTATCTGTAACTGTTCCTGGTATTAACTACAATGGCGTAAGAGCTTTTGAATTAGTTTCAGGATCTGCAATTACTGTTGCTACAACTTTAAATCAGTTTACTAAATACACTGGAATTCCAGCTCAAGGTGGTACTGATATTTTAACTTTTGTAGTAACTGGTTCTTTAACTGGAGCTCAAGCTAACCAAATTACTGGTTCTGCTACTACTACTCTGTACTATAACAAAATGACTGACTTCAATGCAAGAGGTGATTTTGAAGATAGAACAGCTACACAAGGTTTCTCTGTTCCTAACGCATACAGTCCTTCTCAGATCTATATCCCAGAAGTAAACGTGCAAATGAGAAGCCAAACAATTTCTGCTAAAACTCGTAAATTAAAAGCACAGTGGACTCCAGAGTTTGCTCAAGACTTGAATGCTTACCATAGTTTAGACGCAGAAGCTGAATTAACAGGTTTATTATCTGAGTACATTTCTTTGGAAATTGACTTAGAGGTATTGGATATGTTAATTCAAAATGCTCCTACTGTATTACAGTGGTCAGCTAAAATCGGTAACCAAATTGATCCAACTAATACTTTCTTCCAGTCTAACACTGCAGGAGCTTATTACAATCAGATGACTTGGTTCCAAACAATTGGTATTAAATTACAAAAAGTTTCTAACTTGATTCACCAACGTACTTTACGTGGTGGTGCTAACTTCATGGTAGTTTCTCCAGCAGTGGCTACAATCCTTGAGTCAATCCCAGGATTTGCAGCTGATACTGACGGTGCAGCAGATACAATGAAATATGCATTCGGAGTTCAGAAAATTGGTAGTTTAAATAGCCGTTACAAAGTTTACAAAAATCCATACATGTTGGAAAACTTCATCCTATTAGGATTTAGAGGTAATCAATTCCTTGAGTGTGGAGCTGTATATTCTCCTTATGTTCCATTGATCATGACTCCATTGATTTACGATCCTACCACTTTCACTCCGCGCAAGGGCATCATGACTCGCTATGCGATGACGATGATCAGACCGGAATTTTATGGTGGTGTTCAAGTAGCAGATTTAAACATTGTCTAGTAATAGATAAAGTATTTATCATACTCCTTAAAAGAAAGTACCCCAATCTAATTGGGGTATTTTTTTGTTGGTTACTTTGATATTTATACCTATAGTATTATAAACAGCTATTATTAATCACTCTTAATCCTTTTATGAAAGAACCTAATAGAGAAAGAAAAAGCGAAATAAAATCAATAAATGCATTACAATTAAACGAAGAACAAAAAGCCGCAAAAAAATTAATAGTAGAAAATCAAATAGTTATAGTAACAGGTAGAGCTGGAAGTGGTAAATCATTAGTGTGTGCTCAAGCAGCATTGGATTTTTTAAAAAAGAAACAAATTGGATGCATTTATAACACGAGAGCTGCAATTGAAGTAGGTAAGAGTTTAGGTTTTTTGCCTGGAGCTTTGAGTGAAAAATTTGATCCTTACATGGAAGCTTTACTTGAAAATATTTCTAAGTGTTGTTCTGATAAAAATGAAGTAACTAAATTAGTACAAGACGAAAAAATTAAAGCATTACCAGTACAGTTTATTAGGGGTAAAACAATTGATGATATTTTAATTGTTGAAGAAGCTCAAAACTTAACTAAAGGAGAAATGTTAGCTATTTTAACTCGTTTGGGTAAAAATGGTAAAATAGTAATAAATGGTGATAATGAACAAACTGATATTAGAACATCAACAGGCGAAATTAATGGTTTAACATATGTTATTGGATTATCTAATAGAATAGATGAAATTAAATATATTAACTTAAAAGAAAACCATAGATCTGATTTAGTTGGAAAAATATTAGAAGTAGAATACGGTAAATAAAAATAAATAATGGCAAACCCAATCATATATACTGGAAGCGCACAACCCATAGCTGGAAATACTCCATTTGGATTTTATGATGGAGATACAAAATTTCAATCAGATGGTCCTAAAGTAGCAAATTATGTTGCTATTAAATTGGGGTATCCTGTGATGGAAGTAGAACTTCAAGATACTCAAATTTATGCGTGTTTTGAAGAAGCAGTTTCTGTGTATAGTGAAGAAGTATACCAATCAAAAATAAAGGACAATTATCTTTCTTTAGAAGGAGAATCTACTGCTTCTTTATTGAATAATCAATTAGTTGTTCCAACTATCAATTCTATTGTAAATATTGCTGATAATTATGGAGCTTACGTTGGAGTTGGTGGATTGATTGAGTGGTATACTGCGTCTTTATATCTTAGTCAAAGTGTACAACAGTACGATTTACAAGCTTGGGGAATTCAAAATGGATATATATCTTCTAGTGATAGAATGATTATTCAAAGAATATTTTATGATGCTGATCCTGCAATTAATCAATATTACGATCCTTATATTGGAGGTTCTTTAAATTATCAAGGAGCAACAGAAAATTTTGGATGGGCGAGTTATTCACCCGGATTGAATTTTCAACTATTTCCTGTATATTGGGATATCCAAAGAATACAAGAAATTGAAATGTCTAATCAAGTTAGAAGATCTGCTTTTTCGTTTGAATTAACAAATAATAAATTAAAAATATTTCCAGTACCAAACTCAGATGGACAAGTACTCTGGTTACAATATTCAAAGAAAAGTGATTTATCTAGTATATCTGGAAATAGTCCTTATGGATCAAATCAAGGATTAATAACAAATCCATCAAATGTTCCTTATGGATCAATAACATATGGACAAATAAATCAACCTGGTAGACAGTGGATTTATGAATACACACTTGCATTAGCATCTGAACTTCTTGGATTAATCAGAGGAAAATATACAACGGTAGCGATACCAGGATCAGAAGTTACTTTGAATGGAGCAGATTTAATTTCAAAGGGAAAAGATGCTCAAAATTCTTTAAGAGAAAAACTAAGACAAGATTTAGCCGATATGAGTAGACAATCTCAATTAGAAAGACAACAATCAGAAAATGCTTCTATATCTGACACATTAAATCAAGTACCATTATTTATATATATAGGAAGTTATTTGATATTTATATTAAGTGGAGGATTTATATGGTAGAATGTAAAATTTGCAATAAGCAATATAAAATAATAACTAATCAACATTTGAGTAAGCATAATATAACATCTGCTGAATACTTAATAAAATATCCAAACGCGATTTTATTAAGTGAAGAAACTAGAGAAAAGTATAAAGCTGGTACGATTAATTATAATTTAAATTTTGGATGTCCTATAAAAGGAATAAAAAAAACAAAAGATCATAAAGAAAAATTAAAAAAGATAGCTAATAATAGATCTAAAGAACATTATAATTAGATGATTGTATCAATGATAGACTAAAAAATCAATGGCGTATTGATAGGTATAAAGATCAACTAGCAATTAAAAAAGGATATAATATAATTAGAATTAGAGAAAGTGAAAAAGATAAATTATATACTATAATTACATAATATGGCAATATTTGGATCTATTAGAGACATATTAATGTTCAAAGGAATAACTTATGAATTCGTAGAAAATGTTGCTAGCCAACAGTGCGGATATTATAAAGTTATGCTTCCTGATACTCCACCGAATGTATATGGTGAAGCGATGGAAAAACAATATATAGGACCTGTATTACTTTGGACTTTAATAGAAAGAGGTGATTATGGATCTCAAGATTGGAATGATCAATCAACAGATATAATTAGAACTGTTAAATTTAGATTTTTTAAAGATCATTTAATAACCGCAAATGTTATTCCTGAAATTGGAGACGTAGTAATGTATAACGAAATGTATTATGAAATTGATAATGTAAATGAAAATCAAAAAATATTAGGTAAAGATCCTAATTATAGCTATTCCACTGGGTTAGATAAATTTGGATCTTCATTTTCAATAATATTAGACGCACATTATACCAGTCCTGATAGACTTAACATACAACAACAAAGAACATAGTAAATGGCAAACCAAGTAAATAGACCGCAGAACAGACAAGAGTTCATGGATAAATTGGTTATGCCCTATTTACCTAGCGAAGGAAATCCGAATCAAGTATTTTCTGAGCCCGAAAAATTAGGACAGCCAGAAATAAATCGAGCGCTTGAAAGAACATTAAAAAATGATACCACTAAAGATTTTTCAATTGGAATAAAAGATTTTGACGAAGCTTTAAAATACTATTTTGATAACGTATTAAAACTATCTGTAGTACAAAATGGATCTAGAGTAAATGTTCCTATTTTATATGGTAATCAAGAGAATTGGAAAGATATTCAATTAGAGGGTTATTTAAGAGACAGAGCGGGAAAAATGATGGCGCCTATGATGTTTTTTAGAAGAACTGGAATAGAACCGAATACTGCACTTGGTTTTAAATTGGATGGTAATCAAGCACATAATCTTCAATTTTTTGAAGCAGGATACAATAGAAGAAACGTATATTCTAATTTTAATCTTTTAAATTCAAGAGTTCCTTCAAAAAAATACATGGTATCTGTAACTCCTGACTATGTTACTGTGAGCTACACCTGCTTAGTCTGGACATATTATGTTGAGCAGATGGATAAACTTATAGAATCTTTAAACTTCGCATCTAGAAGTTACTGGGGAGACAAAAATAAGTTTTTATTTTATACATCTATTGATAATTTTGAAGAGACTTTACAATATAATATTGGCACTGATAGATCTGTAAGAACTCAATTTACTTTAAAATTAAATGGATATTTAATACCTGATTCTATAAACGCAAAAATGGCAGCTGGTACTAGAGTTTTTGGTGTTTCTAACATATCTTTTGGACTTGAAATCGCCAATAGTGTAGAACAATTCCAAGCGAATTTAGCAAAACCAAAAGCATCTACTATCTCATCTGTGGCCGCAAATGATTCTGTGAATGTAACAAATATAACAAATGTAACGTACAGTGGTGTAATTCCTCCATTAGTTGCTAATTATGTGCTTTTAAATAAACAAGTATTGGGAAGTTACGTATCATTGACGACGGCCGTATTTTCAGGTTGGGCTATCCCGCCTTCAGGAATTCCAGCTAATACTTCGGATAACTTCACATTCTTTGTTAATACAACTTATATAGAAAAAAATGCTATAGTAAGCTTTGTGGATAATGGAAATGGAACTAGCACGTTAACAATAGATCCATCAACATTAGGATACGGTTTTGAATCAACAGATACAATATACGGTATAGGTAAATTTGCATAAGTATGTCATCAATTAAAAGTAAACAGTTATTATACCCTTTAAGTGGATCTTTTACAGGTTCATTTAGTGGATCTTTTTTAGGTAACATAATAGGAACCGCGAGCGTTGCTTCAAATGCGATATCAAGTTCTTATGCCTATACTGCATCTAGCGCAATAAGTTCAAGTTACGCTTATACCGCGTCTTCTGCAATAATAGCGTCAGCCTCTTTAA